TGAAAACTCTTTTACCTGTTCGCCATCTTGGATTTGTTGTGTTAGTAGGATCTGGTATTAAAAAAGTACCGGTTACAAAACCATTTGTATCTGTTACCACATTACCACCTAATGAACCACTATCTGGTGTCACAAAAGAACTAACATCAATATTATCAAAGAAAGGATAAACTCTAGTATTTGGTCTCATACCAAAAGCAGAAAAAGATACTGTTCTACTTCTAATAAAAGGTACAAAATTTACAGAAATAACTCTTGAACCTAAACTTTGTCTAACTGATTGTGGAACCATTGCTGTTCTAATTCCACTTCTTGTTTGTACTACATCTGTATTAGTTGTTTCTACTAAACTATTACCTTGCCAATTTGCTGAACTTCTAGGATTTCCTGACCACTGGTCTTGCCATTCGTTCCATTCTGTTCCAACTGGAATTTCTGAAATAGTTGTATTATCTAAACCAGCTTCAACTGCCAAATTATCAAAAGTACCATTTACATTGGCAACAATTTCTGGCGCTACTGTTGTTTCTTTCCATTCATCAACCGATGGATTTAATTCTACATCACCTATCCAATCAAATATTAAAAATGGATTTAAATTTTCTGTTTTAGTTGCATAAGGTTGGTCAAGAAAAATTGTTTCAGTATATGGTAATGTAATTATATCTCCTGTTTTTTGATAATTAGCTTCTGTTCTATCAGCAGCTGATATAGTAGTACCATCTTGGTCAATTTCTGCTAGTGCTACGGCATCCTCATTAAATAGTGTTCGTGCCTCACTTCTACCCCTATCAATAGAAAGTTTGTAATCATTATTTCCTACATCACCCACATTATGACCTGAAAAATTATCAACAACAAAACCATTTTTAAATCTATCAAGACCACTTGAATCTTGTATTTGTAAACCTTGTGCGTCTGCTTCTAATAAAGATAATTGAGTATAGTATTCAATATTTTTTATTCTATTTTCTAAAGCACCAATATCTCTCATTGTGTATCGTCTATTATCTTCAGCGTTAACTTTAACATCTTCCGTTTTTAATGTATAAGACGGAATTTCTAAAGTTGCTAATAACATATGACCATCCATATCGCCTGGCGATAATGGATTTAAATCTGAAGCACCTGATACAATTCTTAAATTACCTTCTCTTGTTAAAAATAATTTATCAATTCTGTTTAAATAAAATTCTAAATCACCTGTAATATCAGAACCAAATTTTGGAACATCAATAGTGGAAGCACCTGTTCCATCATAAGACCTGTCATTTGTACCACTATCAATTGTACTTGCGTCATCTACTCTTGGTCTAAAATCTAAACAATCTCTTAATTCAAAATTTTCTCCAGAAGTATCAGAAGTATAAGTTGGAATATCTTCATAGTTAACAATACCTGAATAACTATCTACATCAAAGTAATCTCCAGAACCGTGAGAGAAATAATCAAAATCAATTAATAATTGACCAGTTGGTCTAACTGAACCTGGTTTTAATTTAATTCTTCCAATGTCATAGAAGTTATCTCTCATTCCTGAATCTAAATCAAATCTATCGGTAACATTTGTATCACCCGAAGTTGCAGCTGCACCAAAACCACCTGACATATAAACATTGTTTAGTTTGTAAATATCAGCCTTGCCTAAAGGTATTACTCCGCTTTCTATAATTGATTGAGAAGAAACGGAACTTGTTGTACCTTCATTTAATGTTTTTGTTTTAGAACCAGCAACTGAACGACCAACAGTTGTTAAAATTTTTATTTTATGACCTGCAAAGTTAGCACCAAAATCAAAGTTTAAAGTTTTACCTGTAGGTGAACCACTTAAATTAAATATAGCGTCACCTTCATGGTTAGTGCCATTTAAATTTAATGTATCACCAATTGCACCAGTTGTACCAGCACCTGTTGTCATTATTGAAACTGAAAAATCACTATTAGCTAATGAACCAAAAACTTCATTTGTTCCCGCTGAAATAGTTGCGTCACCATTTGAAGATAAAGTGGATGTAAAGTGTCTTCTTACATTAAAGTTTGTATCTGTTTGACCAGAGTTTGTATCAGTTTTTAATGTTTTAACTGTAGTATAAGGTAATTTAAATAATAAACTATTATTCTCTGGATTTGTTAATTTTGCTCTTCGTCTTGTTACCAAAGAAGCAGTAGATACATCACTACCACCAACATTAGCACTTAAAGTAGCTTGTGTTTGTGATACAATATTTTTAACTAAAGCGGTTACATTTGAACCTGCGTCATTTGTCCATAAAATTGATTCACCAATTTTTAATTCACTTGTAAAGTTTGTACCTTTACCTAAAAGATTATTTGAAGAATTTGCAATTGAAATATTACCTGTTAATGTTTCATTTGTTGCATAAGCAGTTTGCAATTCAGTATCAGCAGTATATGTTGGTGAACCTGCCATACCAATTTGTTTAACAGCAGAAATATCTCTTGTACTAACACCTTTTAAACCTATTGTATCTGGTTGTATTACAGCTGAATTACTTGAAGTTTGTCCAGTAATAGTTTCATTTATTGCAAAAGTACCTTTAACATTTGATACTGCTACAACACTATGTTTTGCTGTTCCACCTGTACCTGGAATTGTACAGTTAACAGGTGTCACTCCATCTGGATGATATAATTCCCAATCTGCTCCTGATGAATTTCTAACTGTAAATGTTCCACTTGTAATTACATTTGAATCAACTGCCCAACCACTTCCAACACCTTCAACTTTAATTTGTTGACCATCTACTAAATTATGTGATCCTGCAGTTTGACATATAGCAGGACTTGCAGCTGTTATATTATTAATTGTAACCGTAGTAGCTGCTGATACTGATTGAACTACACCAGTTGCACCTGAACTTGAACCAGAAACTATTTCTCCTGTAGTAAATGTAGTTGCACCAATTGTATTAAGGTGTGTAAACATTTCAACATCAAATATATAATGTTTCCATGTATTTGTTTGTGCAAAAATATCGGCACTTTCTGTACCGGTTACATATTCAAAACCTCTTGATTTAGCACGACCAATTTGTGGTACAGTTACGCCTGCTGTATTTTGTTCTGTTCCTCTAACACTTGTAGCTGTATCATAAAGATTAATTGATTTAAATGCTTCAATATCACCTGAAACGAATCCCACATCAGGTGTACCATAAACATTGGTAACATTAAAATAATTATCTAAAGTAAATCTTGTTTTATTATTATTAGCTGTATCAAATTCTCTTGATTTATCTACTTGAACAAAACTTGTTCCAATTCTTTCTGATTCATAACCTTTAACATATGATTTAAATGTTGATATACCAATTGCTAATTTAGTTGCGTCACCGCCTTCAGCAGCTGTATATATTCCTCTATTTGTTCCAGAAATTAAATGTTCTCTTACATCAAAATCAGGATTACTTAAAACATAATCACCTGATTCGTCATGCGTTCTTCTTGCTAATGTATCTTCTAGTACAGCATATTCTGTACTTCTGACCATAGTTTTAATTTTACCAAGTTCAACTCTACTAATTTCAAAAAAATTATTATCGTCTGTAGAAGCTAAAGTTTTCTTAGCTAATGCAAGTGATATTTTAAATCTATGAGCACCTGGAGCATTAACATTTGAAGTACCAGCTGCATTATCATTTAAAGTTTGGTCGCCTGTAGAAGTTTCAAAAGATTCTGTAACCGATAAACCTATTCTATATGAAGGTGTGTTTGTATATTTGTCTAATACTAAAGTTGAACTATCAACTTGTACCATAAATCCATTAATGTAATAAACACCTGTCTGAACAGCAGCTGCTGAACCTGTATGTGTTGAAGCCACAACAGCAGTTGGAGTACCATCAGCATCCGAAGTAATTGTTTCAGTTGCTGTAAAAACTACATCTGTATTGTTTGTACCTGTCTTTTCATATTTTACATATAAAGTATCGGGGTCAGTACCATCTGTATCTGCAACACCAACAACTTTTGCAATAACACCGGAAGTTCCACCTGTTATAGTTGTTCCATTAAATATTGCAAGTGTAGTAGAACTTTTTGAAGTTAACTTAATTGATGTATAATCTGTATCAATAGAAACTTGACCAGGAATAACCATAGCACCTTGCTTGAAAAGGTGGTCGCCAACTCTTTCAATTTGGTTTTGAAGTATAGTTTGTGATTGTGTTAACTCTCTCGCCTGAACAGCAAAAGAAGGTCTAAAAAGAACTCTATGGAACTTTTTACTTTCGCTAAAATCATCATAATAGGGTGAGAGGTTAAAATCTGTTGGACTTGGCATTTATTCCTCCCTAAAATTCTATAATCAGTTTGATATTCTCGGTTTGGTCAGCAGCTCTTATGATTGGCGCTCTGTTTTCAATATAAAGAACATCTCCTGAATCATGTTGTATTTCTGAAGCAGAATATCCACTAACAAATACTGCATTATTAATTGTTGAAGATGAGGTTGTTGGAGTGCCTGTTGCACCTCCAGCACCTGTTATAACATTTGTGCCGCTAAAAGCTGTTTGATTACCGTTGCTATCTACTCCCTCGTCATTGTGTCTTGTTTGTATGTAATATAAAATACTGTTTCCTGAATCCCACTCTACAACTTTTCCAACTGCACCTGTACTTGCTTGTGTAATTTTTTCATCAACTACAAACGAACCTGAAATTCCTGTAAGATTAACTCCTTTAGTTGCTCTCATTGTTACCGAAGTAGCAGCTGCACTAGCATTATCTAATGGATCTCTTATAAGCATAACTCTTCTAAAATCATTTGCTGTGGTTACATCACCTGAATTAGATGATTCTGTTCCTTCTAAACTAACATTCATCATTACAAAAAATCCACCTAATTCTTCTACTGCATTAAATCCGTGTCCGCCTTTTGGTTCCATCATTACATCTAATTCTGCACCTGCTAAACCACCTGCACCTTTAGCAACTATTTGAGCATTACTTACTGTTGCAAAAGTATAAGCTGTTCCTGGAGTTGTCACGGAAACTGCTGTGACTGCACCACCTGAAACGGTAACTGTACATTTTCCACTTAAACCATCTCCACGAATATCAATATCAGCATATGTTCCATCACTACCACCTGAACCTGGAGTTTTAATTTTAATCATATTGATTGCACCATCAACAGCAGCTGAACTAACAGTTGAGTCTGTTTCAACTGCCATAAAATCTGTAGATAAAAAGTTTGCTTGTTGTGAAGCAGATAAAGTGTACATAAATTTCCACTTGTATCCGTCAGCAGTTGCTAATATTGTTGTTGATGTTCCAGTAGGTTCTACTGTTGATTGAGCATTACTATTATTATCTAAACATTTATAGACATTTCTAGCTGCTGATAAAACATAATAAGTTGCGTCATTTAAATTAGTAGCACCTGAATTAGCAGCTTGAACTATAGTCGTTCCAGTTTTATAATCTCCATAATCGTGTCTATAATCATCATAAACTGTACCAGTCATCCAATTTCTTCTAGGTATACAAAAAGCAACTTCAGCATGTGTAATTCTTTTTACTGCTAACATATCGTCATAAGGATTAAACTGACTATTGTTATTATCAACAGGAGTCAAAGGTGTTGTATCTGTACCTTCGTTATCTGTTCTTGTATCTGCTCTTACTGCTGTTGTGAATGGTTGTGGTCTACCAATACCTAGATAATACACATTTCCAGAGGCTTCACTAAACGATTCCGAGAATTGTTCGGAATTATGTATTCTAAACTTTGATGTTATAATTGCTGGCATATCTTTATTTTTTATCCTTTACTATATTTATACAAGTTAACCTAGATATCTTAACACAATCTTAGCTGAATTAGCCGGAGCAGCAGTAAATGTTAATACTGTTCCTGCAATTGTATAATCTGTTGTTGGTATCTTGCATAAACCATCTACGAAAACTAAAATATTGTGTACTGTTCTATCTGCTTGGACAGTAAAATTTACTGTAGAACCATCACCTGTATTTGTGCTATCAGTAGTACAAATAGGTTGGTCTTTAAATTTACCACTTGAATCCCAAACTAAAATATCTCCTGCGACTATACCTGTTATATCAACATTAGATAGTTTTCCTACTGAATCATTTTCAGATAATATTCTTACATATCCACCACTAGTTGCATAATAAGGTATTTCATCACCTGCTGTCATAGCAAATAACCCTGGATAAGTAGTGGCTACTGGTAATAAACCATACGAAGGAAAATCAAATCTTATTTTATTTCCTGATGATGTCCAATCAGCAGTTTTATTTGTTAATGTTTCAGTACCAGCAAGTGTCACAAAAGTTCCATCTGACAAAGCAGTATTAAATTCTGCTGTTGTTCCTGTAATAGTATTAGTTGCTAAAGAAATTGTTTTATTTGTTAATGCTTTTGTTGTTGATGTTCCATAAGTATCAAAATCCGATACCAATGCTTGTTTCATTGTATCGCCATCACTTATAACCACACCATCCGTTCCTGCTAAAGTTACCGTTGCTTGAACAGTTGCACTACCATCCATTATATTTAATTCTGTTGCTGTTGATGACACAGCAACATTTTCATTTATTTTTGGACTTGTTAATGTTTTATTTGTTAATGTATCTGTTGAAGTTTCGGTTACAATTGTACTATCTGTTTCAAAAGTTATTTTATTACCTGAAACAGAAGTATTGATACCTGACCCACCAGTAAATTCAATTGTTCCACCTAAATCTATTAGTTGTGTTGATAAATCATCTCCTACAATTGATACTGTTGAATTTGCTAATTTTGAATTTGCGATAGTGTCTAAAGCACTATTTGGAATATTTGTTAAAGTATTTGAAGCACCACTTATAGTTTTACTTACCATGGTTGCTGTATTACTTGTTGAAAGAAGAACTGATAAATCAGGTGTGATTGTTAAATCATTTCCTTGCAATACTGAATTAATACCAGTACCACCAGCAATTCTAAAGACATCACCTTTAGCCTGTAAAGATAATTCTGTAGATGTAGTATCTTGTATTTTTATAGTAGGATTAAGGTTTGTACCATCACCTAAAGCAGTATATATTTCATCTAAGCTTAAATTTACTTTATTAGCACCTGCACGGAGATTATCACCTGTTCCGTCGTTAGCTGATGTTCCTCTATTGATAAGTTGTTTTGCCATATTTGTCTATCTCTTTATACTATTTATAAGAATTTTTAAGGTGTTGTGTCATCAAAAGTTACCTGGTCTGTATCAAATTTAACCAATGTATTACTAAACAATTCAGCACTTAAAGCGACTTCTGTAGGTATTGCAAAATTCATTTTCATTTGTTGACCATGTTCATTTGAAGTCAGTAAAAATATAGCACCCTTTTCATCTAAAGTTGTTCCAGTACCAAAAACTCTCAATTTATTTAATTCTCCAAATGTAATTCCTGAAGCCGTGCTATGTGTACCGTAAACTGTATTTGCCCATTTATTGAGATTTCCATATCTTGGTCCTGCGTATGCGTGGCTTCGTTTTACTTTACTTGCTAAACCTGTTTCATCAAATATTTGTACTCTTTTTCTTGAAGTAAGTTTAAAATTTATACCAGGTCTTATTAAGGTTACATCTCTTTTTTTCTCACCTAAATGTTCGTGAGTTAATGGGTCTAAATCAATTGTTCCTGATTCTAAAGGATTTAATCTTTGGTCTGTTCCATCATCAACTGTTCCTAATCTTCTACCGAATATAGTAGAGAATAGAGTATTGATAATTCCAAAGAATGGAACTTTCGTCACTCCAGATACTATACCTTTAACTGGTCCAGCTGCTGAAGCATCCAATCTTGTTTCTAAATTAACCTGTCCTGTAAAATAAAAACCTGCAACATGCATTGTTTTTTTAAATGCGTCCCTCCAATCACCAATTGACCGAGAAACTTTTAACACATAAGAAAAATCTTGATAATATAAACTATCTTGTACTCTCATTGTATTTTCAGATAATTTTCCTCTTTCACTAATAAATCTACCATCTGTATCAACTACAGAATTAATACTAACACTTGCTGTTGATAAATCAATTTTTTTAACCGTAGCTGTTCCACTTGTGTTTGATGTTAATGTTTCATCAACAGCAATTGTACCTACTACATCTTTTAATTTTAATAAACCTCTTGTAATGTCTATAGAAACAATTTCAGCAGTTGCTCCACCTGAACTTGTTATTGTTCCTTCAGGTATAAAAGTTCCTGAAATTTCGGCAACAATACAGTTGTTAAAAAATTTTAAACTAGGTGGAGTTGGAGCATTTTCGTATGCTTTTCCTAACTCTACTGTTTTTAATTTTGTAATTTTACCAACATCTGTACCATATGCAAAAACACTTCCAGCTGTACCTGTACTTGTTGTTATATCAACCGTAGGTAATGAAGAATATCCTGACCCAGGACTTGTTAAAAAGAAATTTGTTATTTCATTTGTACCTGTTCCAGAATCTTGCATAAGAACTCTACCATCATATCGGTCACCTCTAGTTGTTTCATCTTCCATAATAATTCTATCACCATTGCCCATATCTGTAGTACCAGCATCGCCAGAAAAACCTCCATTTACAACTGAAACAAAACCAACAGCGTTAGTACCACCTGTGTTTGTATTTGTAAATACTAATGGATCACCAACTTCATAACCTGAACCAGCATTATCAATTACAATATCTGTAATTCCTCCAGTACCAACTTCTTCTATTTGAAATAATGCACCTACTCCACCACCTGTTATTGAAATTGTATCTGAAGTTGAATTTAAAGTACCATCGTTTGTAATTGTTTTTGTTCCAGGTATACCTGTTATTATTGCTTTAATAAAATATTCATCTGTATCAGTTTTTGTTCCTTGGATTGTTTCACCAATATCAAAAGTTCCTTGCATAGAATCAAGATTTAAAATTAATTCTGCAACTTCATCAGCACCAATTTGAAATGTAGTTGTATTCTCTACAATAGCAGTTGCCCTAGAAGTTTGTCCTGTAATTGTTCTACCAACATAACCAGCAGGAGAACCTACAGAAGAAATTACTCTTAAAACTTTTAATGTATCAAATTGTCCATCTGAAGCTTTTAATAATTGTTCTCTAGGGTATAATGTTTCAGAATTTTCACCAAATAAAATTCTAAAAAATATTTCATGTCCCTTTACTGTACCTTTTCGTCTGTATAAAGTTTTAATATTTTTAATTAATTTTCTTTTATCAACACCTGCATTTAATGTTTCTGGTAATGTTATTAAAAATTCATCTCTCATTTGTGTTAAGAAATGAGCAATAGCTTTATCGGGGTCCCTAAAATTAACTAACTCGGAAATATTTTGAACTGGATTTGGTCTGTAATTATTAATTGTTGCAAAAGCATTTGAATCATTACCAACAACAATTTCATTTTCTTCAAATTTATCTTGTGATGAAATTATTAATCTACCATTTTTTAAATCTTCCGTTAATACAACTGCCGTTGCACCAGAAGATTGTCCTATAATTGTTTCACCTCTAGTAAATTTTCCATAAGTGGATTCCTCTAAAATAATTTTATCACCAGCGTCTAGTGATGTTCTTGATGTATCTATTCTTGATGAGTTTAAAATAATATTAGTTGTTTGTCCTGTTTCAGATTCAATTTTAATTCCATCGGTTGATAGAATTGATGTGACTTTTAATTCTGCTGATTCTAATAATTGATAATAGACTTTTAAAAATTCGGCAAATTTGGGGTGTTCAGCAACTACAAACTCGGGTAGTTGATTGTGTAATATCGTTGAAATTTTATCATTAAATTTTGCCATTGTTCATTAATAACTTGATGTTGTTGTATAACCCACTCCTGCTTCAGAAGAACCTCCGACAAAAGTATCTGCTATAACCGTAAATGTAGAATTAGCAATATCTAATTCCACAATTTGGTCTCTTACAGGTACAACATCATTTGAACTTGGAACTACCGTTAATTCAATTTTAGATGAAGATACTCCTCTAATATTTGATACAGAAGCAATGTTTAAAGAATTTAATGTAATTGCTCCTGTTGTATAATCAATTGTACCTTGCGTATTATTGCCATAAGTTTTTACACCACTAACAAGTTTATATCTCCTTACATTACCTTGACCATCATCATCTAAAAAATGTTCGTTAACTAAATCACCTTCAATTTTAAATCCTGTTGAAGTTAATATCCCACCTGAAGATTCCAAGTGTTTAGAATGTGGATGATATAATCCATTTCTAAAATAGATATTATATTTTGTAGATGAAGCTAATGTTGGTAAAAAATCTTTTCTAATTTTTATTGTAGTTATATTTGACAATATACTTGTATCTGTATTATCAATTATACCTGCTAATTTTGAATGTCTGAATATTGCGTCAAACTTTTGTAGTGTATCTGTATTATATAAGGTTACACTATCTATAACATCTGATTTTATAGTAGCAGAAGTTTTACCTGTTGCTTTAGAATCATACTTAATTGTAGATGTTAATAATATGGAAGTTATTTCAGGTTCCACAATTGTTGGTTTAACTGAAGCAACATTATAAGGTTTTAATGATGTTATAATATCCGCTTTTGTTGTTTCTGTTAAAGTTGAACCTGAAGCAGCCTTAATAGCAATCTTAACAACACCATATTGTGGTATTTCATCTTCTTCTCCACCCCAAGCACTTACTGATAATGCATTTGGATAAATTGATTGGACTTTAGTTTCATAATCAGTTGCCGTAACCGCTCTATCTTGAGCAGCAAATTGTAATGGTGCATTAAATCTAATTGACTCTTTTGTTTCTCCCTCAGCGCCGCCTTGTGAAATTGCATTAGTTGTTATAGCAACATTTGTAAATCCACCAATATTTCCTGATAAACTAAAAACACTAGCACCATTTGATTCTGTTTTATTCGTAACCACATATTCCATTATTACAATATTACCATCTGATAATTTTTTACCACTTATACCATCACCAAAATAAACTTCAAATTTATTATCTTCAATTTCTTGTATGAAATAAACTTTAGATGTTGAACTAATATCATTATAACCACCTGCTAATGAATAAGTTGTTTGTGTTGAGTCTGAAGCACTAGTTTGTACTTTTATTCTTAAAGTTGAAGTATCTGCATTAGAACTTGGTATGACAAATCTTTGGTCAATGTCTGTACTATCAGCCGTATATTTAAAAGTTATTAAAGAACCTTCGTAAATTGAAATATTTTCAAATTGATAAACACCATCAACAGGTGTAATTGTTGTATCTTCATTGGTTACATATTCATAGGATAAATTATCTACCGTTGATGTAAAAACGGTACCTTTGTTCATAGTAACCGAAGTACCTGTTGCATTATTTAATTTAATTGTTATGTCTGCTCTTGGTGCTCTTGAAGATGTTGGAGTATATCCAATCATCTTTGCTAATGAAACAATATTTTTTCTTATATCAGCACTATCAAGATACAATTCATTTGTTGCCATATTGGCAAGATAAGCCATATAGTGAGTATTGTAAGATAGCACATCTAATAATATTGAAAGTCCTGAACCTTCAAAATCATAGTCTTGAAATTGTGTTTGACTTTGTAAAAATGTTTTTAAATTGTTTTTGATTTGGTCAAAATCTAATTCTGATACTGATATTTTATTACTAGACATCTTATCTTAATCTTTCTAAAAATGTTGTGACTTGTTGAGGACCTGGCATACCTACTATATAAAAGTATAGGTCAACCACCAATCTATTTCTATCGGGGTCATCATCAAGAGCTACTTTTTGTAATGATACTCTAGGTTCAAAATTATCAATTACTTCTTTAATTTTATCTCTTATGAAAACACCAACCATTGGTGTATAGTTTTCAAATAATAATTCTCTAATACCACAACCTAATTCTGGTCTAAAAGGCCTTTCGTAAAAATTCGTTTGTACTAAATTTCTAACAGCTCTCTTAATAGCTATCACATCTTCTACTACATTAACATCATTGGTAATAGGATTTCTGCCAAAGTCAAGGTCTATATCCTTGAACTTTCTTGAACTTCTGCTAGTCTTATTTACCGATTGAGCGTCATATATTGCCATAACGGTAATATTTATAAAGGATTATGAGCCGTTTGCGTAAACAGTTGCTGAACCTGTAATCAAATTTCCAGCATCCGTACTATCAGTTATTCTTGCTACTTTCAAACCATGACAATATACATCTGGCGAACCAGCATTAACATTTGCGACATGGTTTGGACAAGGTGGTATTGGAGGTGCTGGGTGTGATACTGTTTTATCGCTAACTCTTGCAATTAATTTGCCAGTAGCGTAAACTTGACTTTGTGTGGGTGTGTCCAAAGTAGTAGTACCGACACAAGCATGACCTGTTGTAGTTGTATCGGTTTCTCTACTAATCTTTGGCATTATACTATGCTAATATCCAAATAGCTACCAATAATATAAGAACATAAACTGGTACTTTTGTTTCAGTTAACCATTTTTTTGCGTCTTTTAAGTATTCTATCATTTGATTTCTACCTTTCCGCCGGCTGTTTCTATTTCAGCTTTAATTTTTTCTGCTTCGGACTTCTCAATATCTGATTTAATCTCACTAGGTTTCTCTATACAACCTTCAACAAAGTTTTTTGATTCTAATAAACCCATATCTTTGAATCCTCTTACTACTTTGATAACAGAAATCTTTTTATCACTATCAAATCCTGTTAATATTACATCAACAGTATTACTTTCTTCATTTTCTTCAGCAACAGGTTTAGGTTTTGATAGCAAATCATCTAAATTAAGATTCCAAGCTTTTTCCA